GACTCAAACTAGGGTGCATCGATCACGGTGTATCCGAGTCGAAGGAGTCCCGGTTCTCTCGCCGTATCGGGCGATGGAAAGAGGAGGATGGGGCCCTTCCGTCCTTGAACGCGTCGCGGGAAGCAGGTATCTACAACGGTGAGTGACTTGAATTGAGGGGGAACTAGTTGTGTCCGTGTTCCACACATGTCGGTTCGTGGCCCCGGAGGCCGTTACCCCCGCGGTTTCATCAAATATATTTATAGCGATCAGATCCGTATTTGTACCTAATGTACCATTTGCCTTTGCCTGAAATCCAATATCTATCTCTACGTATCCAACGATTCTTGGCTCATATGGGCTTTTTAGCGAGACGGTCAGGATAGGATCGTAACCACCAGCGAGAACACTCCCACCCAAGTCCTCGTTATAACCCTCGGTGAACCCTCCTGGGGTACCCCAGGAAGCCATAGCTTTTGCGGCGCCTCCTCCAGCTGGTTTGACGGCAAAAAAGAAGTTCTTGTTTATCGCCTGAAAATAAAGGTCTCCCTCGGCGATAGACGCAGGGGTCCCCAAAGCCTGTATATTGACCGGAGCCGTTAAGTTATGGCCGGTATTAACATCAAGGGCGTAACTAGAAGTCGAACTAGTTTTGACTCCAACTCCAGACGTCGATGAAGCACTTATCCCAGAATCAGTGCTCCCGATGGCTCTTACACCTGTAAGTCCGGTCCCGTAAACTCCGTAACCATCGGTGCTTACTCCCCTAACACCCGCACCACTTAGGTCTCCACTTGAGACCCCATAAACACCATCCGCAAGAGCGGATTCCCCGTAGACACCCACCCCCCCGAAGGAGGCCAGACCATAAACCCCTTTGGCGGAGGTATCCGCTGTTACGTGGTTTACGGACCCAAAAACACCTATTCCAGTGATAGACGCATTAGTTGCGCTTGTGGTGGGCAAACCAGGAGAGTTGGAGTTGCCAAGAAAAGCAAGCCCAGTGGTGGCCGTACTTTCAATCGCCACGCCGGTAGTGGCGACCGCCTTGATCGCAGTACCCCCGGTCGATACCTGGCTCTTGATTCCAATTCCAGGAGCCGAAATATTAAGGGCCTCGATCACGGAACCCGTGCTCGACTGCCCCGTGGCCCGAATCGCCGCCAAATCCCCCGTTACGGAAACTAGGATTCCAAACCCCGTCCCAGTATTTGACGCATTGATTAGGGCGGTTGTAGTCGAGTTGTCCGTGATTGTAAGTGGGTTGGCTACACTCGCGGTCCCTCCCAGAACGAGCGAAGCGAGAGCGGACTCACCCGTGGAGTCGGTCTCCACAATATGGGCGGTTAGATCAGCATCGGGGCTCCCATCAAAAAGCCACCCTGTCCATGACCCAAGAGCGGCCATATTGTAGTTGTAGAACTGCGCCACAATCCCTTCGCCCGGGATCGCTCCCTCCGAAGCACCTAAGGCATTGATTAGCTTTGTTTTCTGACCGGGGAAAGGCCCAGAAGTATAGAGCTCGTCCGAAGCCCATACGAACGTAGTAGTTGGTTTTGCCATTGTGGTTACCTGGTTATTGCGCTTTCCAACCCGGTCCGGGTTGAGGAGCAAAGATCCTTATGTATTGTCGTTCGAAAGGACAGACGCGGCCGCCGTCGAGAAAACGGTATTAAACACCCCTTCTCCGACCACGGCCCCTTCGGACCAAACTCCTTCGAGGCTCCCCTTGGGGTTACCATCATTGTACTCGATGAGGTTAGAATACATAGTGGTCACGTAACTCCGAATCCAGTAGTAGGGCCCAACCCCATTCAAGGTTGTGGTTGCCCACCCTACAATTGGGTTATCCCAACTAACCACTTGACCATCAGCCGGAACCTCTCCATAAGAGAGCGTCCCATCGACTATCCCTGGGATAGGGAGCCAGGAGGCCCCATCCCAGAACTGCCATTCGACGACCCCGTCTAGCCCAGCGGTCCCTCCAAGATTGTTAAGCGTCAGACTATCAAAAGGAACACTTGCGCCATAAGCGCAATATGAACCTACTTCGGCCTGGTCGGGCAATGGGATAAAATCAAGGACCCCGACGTTGAAAAACCCGGCCGTCTGATCGGAGAAAACGTCGAGTTCGGAAACTTGCCAGACATGGAAGAGCGGGACGGCATAGGCCCAAAGGGCCTCATCCGCTACGGCTCCCACGTCCCACTCACCAACCCCACCTCCAACATCCTCGGCGTAAGCCCATAGATTGTTCCCTTCGAGGAGGAAGATAGTGTATCCAAGGACACCAGCGTAGATAGCCCTCCGAATGAATTGGAAAAGTTGTTCCATTTCAATTGGGGTCAGGACCACATTGATCTGAACTTTGAAGGAGTAGGGAAACACTCCCTGATAGATGGTGGTTGAATCATCCGTAAAGAGTTCGATGATTTTCAGAATGTTGTTTACGGTCCCGGTCCAGTTGCCGTCCACTCCTCCTACTTCACGCAATTGCGAAGCGATGATTTCGATCTGAATTCGAAGATAACGACGATACTCGGCATCGGCGAACCCAGACCGAGGAAGCCCAACCATGGCCCCCAGTTTGTCAAGTTGATCCCCCACCGCGGAAGATAGAAAGAAAGAGGTACTAATCTCCTCTAGCACGTCAAGGAGCTCGCCGATGGGTTCGGCTAGCGCGACTACCATTTTGCGATAGTTATCATAACCATCCTCGGCATTGACCCAGGAGAGAATCCTCTCATTTACGATCGATGCGACCGGGAAAGCCATTAGTAACTCACCCCATCGATAAAGATAAATATTCTTCCTGTGTCAAAGTTAGGGATGTTCCGCAACCCGATCAAAAGTACGTCTTCATATGGGCCTAGTTCGGCGTCGCTCACTTGAATGTCGTAGTTGTCTACACCCCTTAATTGTCGAGTTGTGACAAGCTCATTAACAAACCCGATCAATCGAGTGTAAGCGACGTCTAGGCCAATCCCCGTTAGATCTTGATTCGCGCGAGTCACAATGTACTGCCGCACGAAGTCGGCCATATCTTGTGGGTCGAGCGGAACAATCGGATAATTCTTTGTTCCAGTCGAAAGTGGCGTAAACATTTGAATTGACACCCATACGTCGGTATCCTGGAACTCATCGAAGTAGATTAGGGACGAGTTGCCCGCTATATCATTAGCTGAGATAGGGCCGTAGTCCGTGCCATACGCTTGGCCTCCGGCCCCCGTTGCTCTCTGAATCGCATCCGCAATGTCCTGTTGCAGCCCCACGGGTACAGGGCTAGGTGTCGTCCTAACAACCACATTAAAAGCTTTAAATGGGATGGAAGCTGGAGCTGGGCTTACGGGGAAGATATCGGGATTGTGGTAGACCTTGACGCGATCGACGCTTCCATTGTCGGTCGCCACCTTAGAGACGACCGCGGCGATGGAGTTCAAGGGCCCGCTGTTCTGGCTGTAAATTTCGATGAGTCTTCTCCTTCGGAGGGATTCATCGCTTTCTTCGAAGGTTCCTGGGGTGGCGTCTTCCAGGGGGTTCGAGAACATCGAAACACCGGGCGAGACGGTGACCAGGTTCCAGTCGCTGCCCGCGAGGGCGACGATCGGACCTGGGGCGACCGCCTGGTACTGCGCCGGAACTACTTCGGGATAGGGACCGCCGCCATCGGTATAAGGACCATTAATGGCTTCCCATTGTGTCCCAGTAAGAGCGTTTGCGATTAGGTCTCCATTATTCACGACCCCGGCGGCGGAGAACTCGATCTCACCGATGATAGTGGAGTAGGTCTCACCTCGGCGGACTGTGCCTGTAAGAGCGCACAGGCCATCTAGACGGGCTCCACTCGCTTGGGAGGGGTCTCGATCCGTGTAAAGCGTGAGGGCTTGCTGCTGGCCCAAGGCCACTAGCTCGGCCACCACGTTGGCTATTTGGCCTACTGGTTCTTGGGGGGTAATTTCAAAATTGGCTCCCAGGGCCGCGTGGAGCTTGGCGGTAACTTCGGCTAGGATTTCGGTTTGGGTCTGAATTGCCAAACCGGCTGAATCTAGGATGGCTGGCATAGTCTTACCTCTTTATTGCAAGTTTCAAGGAGCGAACTGGAACTTGAAGTTTGTAAGATCGATTTCCCCGTTTTCGGTTTGCAAGCTGCAACTAAGGCTAATCGACCTGGTAAAAGGATCATAACTCGAAAAGAAGAAATCATTGACTTCAATGACTCTAGGGTCCTGCAAGATGATCTGCGTAATCACACTTTCAAGAACCGGAAGATTTCCTTCTGATCCTTTGCGAAAGATTACATCGAACCAGGGAACTCCAAGGTTAACGGCATAGACACATTCACCTAAGTTTGTACTTAGTCTATCTACAATGCTCTGAGCAATTGCAGCCACTCCGGTGAGAACCATAACTCTCCCATTCTCTATATCTAAATCACGGTTTTCGTTGAACTTTAAGGTAGCCATTATTCTGCCTTTACTTTGGTCGAACCTCCCGTGATCGAGCCAAAATCGGTTGGGGGGACGGGGAGAGCAAAAGGTACTAATACGTTAAGGGCCACTAGAGCCGCTTGCACTGACGCGATCCACGCTTGCATAGTCGCATCAGCCGATACTTCATCCGTTTGCCGCGCCACACTAAGAGCGGCATTCTTTCCTAATTTGATTTGAGCGGTTCCATCAAGCACGGTTGCCGTGAGATCCACTGGCCCGTGAGCTTGCGTCACGGGCGTTGGAGCGATTCCCGGATGGAAAATCCCAAACGAAAGCCAGTGAGTAGCCCGGCTGATCGGGTCCGTGTATAGACCTGATTTGAGCCACTGCGCAGGGTCCCGATCTTGAACGTGTATTTCCCCCGTCTGGCCCGGGAGGATAGGCCAGGTAAGAATCTTTCCATTTGCGTCGGCCGGAAAATAGACCGGCATTCGGGCAACGATAAAAGGTTTGCCGAGAGTGTGCTTTGTCGTGTTTGGAACACGAACGATTTGAGGGATCTCAATACTAATTGAGGCCGTGCAAGTAGCTGGGTCGAACGAAATAACCTTCCCCATAGTAGAAGTACGTGTCTCTACTTGGGCTTCACGTTGAGCGAATCTCAAAAGGTCCGTTTCTGATGGTTCTTTGGGGAGGTCGAAAACCCCTGTATAGCTTGGGGAGGTCATACAAACACGTTTAGCTTACGAGCTACGATATCCATTATGCAACCGCTGTTTGTGGAACCCGTAAAACGCACGGACTCCACTCTCTTAGGGACTCCGCCAAGAAGCCCCGCTGTTTGTTGTAGTAGTATCTGCTGGCCAGGACGGATGGAAGGGTTACCGAGAGCTTTGATTTGAACCCCTCCAACATCTATAGGGCTCATTTCAAGTAGCCCTGTCGACGGGCTTAGGATTTGTGGTGGGGTACTATCGGCCCAAACTCCTTCGTTCAACAAGAAAATTTCTCCATTAGCAACATTCCAATTTATCCCAGGCCCTAAACTTGCCACTAATACAGAAAAATCTTTCGCAGGCTGATTTCCGGCCGAAGCGGTCAAAGTCGCATTAGTGGTAGCTACGGGGTTCGTGAGAAGAGCCCTCTTAAATTGAAAGCTAAGTTTAAGGCTCATCGCCGCAGCGAGAACCTCAAAAAGAGCAAGCCAGCTTGCTTGACTAAGCTCAACCCCGGGAGGGGTTGAATACTCAGGCACGCTTCCAAGAGTAATTTCACTGATCAAATCAGGTCCTGATTTGATCCTTGGGATAATCTTCAAAACCCCTCCCGTGAAACACTGATATACTGTCTTTTCCCACCCAAAGGAGAAACTAGCCTGCGAAGGTCCAAAGAAAAGCGGATCCCCTGCTTTCGCCTCCAGAATGGGGATTTGAACTAGTTCATCCAAATTTGCAATTCTTATAACAGCAACGTCAGCCGAAGGGGTGTTCGTGAGTAGGATATCCCACTCCATCAAAAGACCTGTTGTGTCTAGGTTAGTAACAACAAATCCATTAGGCAAGACAGGCGGGACCCCGAACTGAAAGGAGGCCGCGACTGTTAAGAATCGGGTGAACTGGACTGGGATCATAGGCTTTCTCTCTTGGGGTGGTCCACGTGTTTTCTTGTAATTCTGTTAAAGAGAGAAGTACGTGGACCGGGAGGTCAGGGTTAGGGGAGAACTACATCTTGACTTTCCATATACATAATTACGTGGGTCCCATCCGCAAAGGAGGTTTCACTCGGGTCAAAGCCCGGTTGATCCTCCCATGCTTGGGTTTCGGCATTGAACCTTGGTCTCCGATTGTCCTGGCAAAAGAGAATCCCAGGTGGGATCTTATCGACCCCTAGATAATGATACATAGCCAGGAGGTCTACGCCGACCGACACACGGATCCCCGTAAGAACATTAGCGGTGGGGTTGTCGGCCTCAAACACGTCAAAACACCAGTAAGGGAGTTGAGCGCCTAGGTTGTACCACCTAAGCCCATAACGCCTACCTTCGAGGATAATGCTCGCCTCAAAGCGAGAACTCTCCTGCACTTGGGGTTCGATGCTTAGAATAGCCATTAGGAAGGAAACACCCCGTTTGTGTTGGGTGAGGCACCAAAAGAGGAAGGCTGGGAAAGTGAGGAAGTGTTAGTCGCGTTAGCCGAGGTTTGTCCTCCTCCCGTAAGCTGATTATTTCCCGGGATTTGAGACGTGAAATCATCGACAAAAATACCTGTAACTGGGCTTACGATCCGCGCTTCCAAAAACTCTAGAACGATTCTAGAGTTTTGAGAAACCTCGGGATCCCAAGGGCACGCGATCGAGGTGATAAATGCCCTTGGGATCCCCCATCGAGGAGTATACACCCCTACAGGTAACCCTTGGTCAGCCAGGGATTGAAGTATTGTTATCCTCTTCCTATCGAGTTGCTCGCCTTTGGTCAAAATCTGGCTAATAGGGGCAATTAGATTTGCAGGGTTTAGGATCCCTGAAATCCCCATACTAGGGTTAGGCACGAGAAAACCAGTTACTGACAATCCCTTCAAGTTCCGCGTAACGTGAGACGTAGCCAGCGAACTGTTCGATAGTGTATTCTGGCTTACAGAATACGTTTGCTGGTAGTTCTCACTTTCGATAAGATCGATTGTGATTCGATTGACATTCGACCCGACCGTGAGGTCGAGGAGAGGTTCGATCGGAACGGTCCCTGTAGGGTCTAGCTTGTAGACTACGAGAGTTTGGTATGACTTCCCGCCCGTGAACCCCGAAAGGAACCCATTCGCTTTTTGCAGTGCGGTTGCGATAGTCATTCTTACCTTTGATTATTGCGCATTCGTCAAAGGATGACGGATGTGGTCAAGTCTGATCCTGTCTTTGCCCTACCATCCATGATGGTCTTATCAATGATAGCTTTGACCTCTTTTGCGATATCCTTAGCATTTCCTCCTTTTGTATGAAATGTGAAAGGCCCTAAGTTCGTGACGTGAATTGCTACGGTAGGCTGCACTCCCTTCGTGTCAGGAGCCCTAGAAGAAATTTGGTTCATGTTAGCCATCATGATCCCCGCATCCCCAGCTCCGGCTCTCAGAGCCGACCACGCCTCTCCAGCGGTCACTTTTGAGGTTACTTCCTTGGGGCTCTTCCCCTTCTTGACGGGAGGGGGTTTCACCCCTTTTCCGACCGCTTCGATTTGTGCGGGGGTTACCCCAAGATCTTGCAACCTTGCGACTTCACGCTCGCTAGGGACTCTTTTCTCGGCTTTGATTTCGCCGATCAAAGCCGTCGCTTCTGAGCGGTCTTTTCTTCCCTTGGCGGCGTCCCTAGCCTGGGAGTCTTTCTCCCGTGCTAGGGTATCCGCATCTTTCTTTTTCTTCTCAACCTCGGGATTCTTTAGGTCTTCTCCTCCCCCCAAGAACCCTGGAGCTCCTCTCTCTGACCTAACTTCATCGATCAATCCTAGCGAAGCAGCAAGATCTTTCAGTTGCGAAAACTGATCAAAGAATGCTTTGACCTTGTCTACAAGTAACTGTATAGTCTCTCCAATTTTGTCAATTGGGCCACGGACTGCGTCAAACACGGACCCGAATACCTCGGTAGCCCTAGGGAAAGTATCCGAGAACCACGTTGTCAACTTGTCAAAAGGACCCGAAAGAACTCCTCCGATCCACTCTGTTATTTTTTCGAATATCCCTTTCCATCCCTCAAAGAGTTGTTGCACCCCTTCGATCGGGTGTACAAGGCTATTGATAGCCCCTCCTAAGATATTGAAAGCATTAGGGTAATCATTCTGTAGACCTGACTTTGTGTCCTCGATCTCTTTGATGAAACCTCTCCACCCATCGACAACGTAGAAAATTTGTTCTGTGAGGGTGACAAGGGCCCCTCCCACCGCACTTAGTGCAGTGGCCATATCTTGCTTTAAAAACTGCTCATTTTCCCCAACCCACTCTTTCACCTTATCGATGATTTCGATGAAAGAAGGGGCCAAACTCTGGAAGATTTCTCCTTTGATCGACTTGAATTCAGTCTCCAAGTTAAGCATGGAGTCCTGAAAAATAGCTCCACTCGCAACGGCTTCATCCGTGACGAGTCCGTATTTTTCAGCTTCTACCATGTATGCTCGGATACCCGCGGCTCCCCCCTCTAAAAGAGGTTGGAGCTCGGGACCCGCGCTCTCCCCCAAGAGAATCATGCTTTGTGTGACTCTCTCGGCCGGGTCCTCGATATCCGCTAGAGCTCCAGCTATGATTTCGAGTTTCCCTTGTGCATCGGTAGCTTTCAGTTCATCGATATTGATCCGAAGATCATTCAAAGCTTGGGTGAAGGGAGTCTCCTTACCCTCACTTAAAGCCGTATTCATTTGCATCCCAAGTTTCTTGAGACCATCCCCAACGGCATTAACGCTGGCCCCAGAACGGCCGGCGGCGAATTCGAACTTCTGAAACTCTTGGGCGCTTAGTCCGATCTTCTTTGACTCTTTGTCAATACGATCGTATTGTTTCGAGGTTTCTTCGGTGAAGTCAAATAGGGCTTTCGTACCGGCCACAAGGGCCGTAACGACGGCCCCTACAGCGATCCCGACGGCTCCGAAGGAGCTAACACCTCCCAGCTTGAAACCTTCGAGGTAGGATGCTCCCTTGTCTCTCAGCTCCTTCGAGGCTCGCTCGACATCATTAAGTTCCTTCTTGGCTTTTGCCCCGCCGGCTACTTCCACTCCTACCGTCAAGTCGGCTATCTTAGTAGACATGTTATCCCATCTCCATTCCCATCCTAGACATTTCGGCGTTTGCTGCTACAGCTAAGTTCCAAGAGGTTCTGGCTGATGCCATTTCCTTCAAGTCGAGGAACATTGATAGATTGTAACACGTGGAAAGCTTGTAGTAGAGATCGTGATCTACATTTGTCCCCTCGGGACACTCACAGCAAAGCCTCCAGGCTTCATAAGAAACATTAACAGGATCCCATCCTGTTAGACTCCCCCCGCTTTTCTTCGCCTGTATTTTAGGTGCTTCCCATTTAGGAAGCACCTTGCGGGTCAGGCTGTCGTAAAAGTTTCCTTGAACAACCACATCATAACGTGAGCGATGTCTTTCGTGTTGGTGAACACAGCATCAAAGTTCTCGCACACGAGCTCATTCTCGACCACGTCTTCATCCCCATCGAGAGAACTCACCTTCAACTCGATGGCCTGAAAGTAGCTGATAAGCCAAAGCAAGAACGCGTCCGGCTTTTCGTTCGCCGAGAGCTTCCTGATGATTTCCAGCATGTCCGCGAATGTTAGGTTGTTGAAAACGGAAGCCAAATCCATCTTAGTCCCTTCTTTTTCGGACTTCATTTTGGCCTCACCGATCTTCCCCATGAAGTAATTGATAATCGAGTTGTCTTCTCCATCCCCTTGAAGGATGTTGTAGAGGGAGGGAAGAAGAACAAGACTCTTCGTTGCGGGCAAATCATGGCCTGCAAACACAAATCTTCCTATCTTCTGCTTGAAGGTTCTTAGTTTAATTTTCATGGTTTTTTCTCACTTCACAAGCCTCGGACAAAACTAGCAGTATTCTTTTTCAACAGGTTAGGGATCGCAAGCCTTCTCTGGTAGAGGAAGGTCCAAACCACTGGCTCCAATTCCGATCCTCTTCCTTCATCCGGGATTTTCGAGGGCAAAGCCCCGGTGAAGATGTTATTTTGGCTGTTCCAAATATCGTTAACAATCAGCGGGCCATTCAAGGTCTTAGCCGCTCTGATCGCCTCATAGAGCGCGATTAGAGACTGATGAATCGGGTGAGCTGGGTGAATATAGAGGTCTACCTCCCCCGAACGATCGGCGTTCCAAACGTAGATCCCGCCCCCTAATCCGTTCTTTCTGAACGACACATCCGGGGAAGCTCCACGGATAGCTAGAGAGGAACCCTCTACCAAACCAGGCGTAAGGTCAATGCCACAATAGTTAACGTTGAACTTCCCGCTTGAATATTTGTAGAGTTCGCCCATAGTACATTAGCTGGAAATTACAGCGTTACCGTCCGTGGGGTAAGTCTTCTCGGCCGATGTGTACTGGAACACCCAAGAAACATCATTTGATGTTTCCGCGTGGGTCTCTCCCGGAAGGGTCATGATGTAACTTCCTCGGAAGTAATACTTTTTCAAGATTCCAGCCGGTCCTACAAGAGTAGCGGTGATCGTTCCAATTTCGTTCCCACTCTTCCTATCTAGGTAGTAAACCCCAACGAGTTCCCGGTGTTGGATCGTGTTCTGGTCAACCAGGAAAGTCAGTGTCCCATCGAGCCCAGCTTGGCTCGATCTCACCCCATCCCCATTCAGGAGAGTCTTGTGAACATTCGTGGAGCTCGCTGGTGCTTCGACAGCGAAAGATCCTTTCGAGAGACCGGCTCCAATGTCCACGGAACGACCTCCAGGAAGCGACCAGATGAAACTCCAATCGTCGCTCTTGTAGCCGTATGTCTTAATGTTTGCAATGTTTGTCATTTTTCAACCTCCTCCTCATTCGCTCAAATTAATCGCAAAGTCGAAAATGCTCTCGATCGCGCCTGCAAGTGTCGCCGTAGCGGTGAGGCGCAAACGCCTCAAGTTCTTGTCTTCGTCTGAGACATCGGCTTCAATGGGCCCAGTTACTACAGGGGCCGGGTTACCGGAAAAATGCCCAAAAGAAACTCCACTATCGAGCAACCCTTGCCCTACGGCTACGGAAGAGGCAATTCCAGGATCAGTGTAAGGAACTTTCTTATTCTGAATAAAGAAGTCCAAATAGAGCTCTTCAAGTCGAGTCCCGAGCCAGTCGATCGTGGTCTGGGTATCGATAGGACGAGCACTCGCCATCCTTCCTCCCCAAAAGAAATCCCGTCCCGCCGAGGTGCCAACGCCTCCCGCGTTCGCGGAACGGATGTTACTCCAAGCAAGAGGAGAAAGATCGTTAACGGTCAACCCAGCCACTTGCAAGAGCGACCAAATGGCTGCCCCGTTAATCCCGTCCAAGTTGTATCCGCCTCCCACCGAGGAAACAGCTCCATCCGCGTATTCTGCGTCAAGTGCATGATACAAAAGGCTAGTTCGATTGTAGGCTAGTCCTTTTAGAACCGAAGCAAGATTGCCAGGAGCATTTGTCAAGATTCCCGCCTGGCTCGATTGTGCGAGAAAAATCTTGCGACGGGATTCATGCCAGGCGGCTGCCGCAAGGATATCCGTTGTACTTCTCGATTCTACGTTTGTGATGTACCAATCAACGCCTCGCGCCTCTTCCAGCGCGTCGAGGGTTGCAGTTAGGGTTGCGTCCCCTCCCACGGTTCCGCTGGTGTAAAGAGGATTAACGGTGTACACGGTCGTGACTCGCGCACGCACGTAATACATGGGATCCTCCGTATCTAGAGAGGTCTTGGCCCAGTCGGTCGGGAGTGTCCAGGACACAACTTGACCCGACCCCAAAGCGGCGGTGAAACCAGAAGTTCCGTCGACCACGTCCGAAAGTGCGGTCCAAGTCGAACCGTCCCAGTATTCCCATACAACCACTCCATCGGTCCCCGTAGTCCCACCCGTTGAATCGAGAGTGACCTTTGAAAAGGGCTCGATGCTCCCGATAGCGGCATAGTCTCCGACACCTTCGGTAGTCGGAAACACGGCCCAGTCGCCAGCGTCGCCATCGTTGAAATCCGAGGTTTCGTCAACGAAATCCGGGGCGCCGGATACGTCAACTTGCCACACCTGCCCGGCCGGACCTCCCGTTGAAGGGACTCTCCGTCCGATCAGGATTTTCTCTACGTTGTCCGTCTGGGAAAAGACCGTGTTCGCCCAAGCGTATACGTTAGGAGCCGCCGTGGAGGTGAACCCCGCGGCTACTACTTCCCGAATAGAGCGATATGGGCCGCTCTTTCGTTCCAAAACAATATCATGATTGAACACTCCCAAAAGTGAGCCGAACCCAAATTTAGGCCCGCTTGATGGGGATAGTGTGATCGTAAAACTAACGATTTCTGCTGCTGGAATTGCCATTGTACTTACCTCTTTATTGCGCCGTAACGCTCACTTGCCCCACCACTACATTCTCCCCGTCGAGGACGGAAAAGCTTTGAACGACATTGTCGAACGTTTCGATACGTTCGACGTCGATTCCCAACATTGATATTCCTAGAGATAAGGAAGCTCTAGTTTCCCAGTTTGGTCCAGAAAGAGCGGATATATCCGCTACTGATCCTTTGGAAGTAAATCCCACACCCGCCGCGCCAAATGCACTGACAATAGTAGTTCTTTGAACTAGATCTAGTATCCTATTAGCCAGGGCCGGGGCTCCGCTCCAAAGATGGGTGTTCTTGCTGTAGGTTTGAACTTCCACCACAGCATCAACAAGCCCCGGCGTGAAAAGAGCTGTATCCTCTTCCAACACAAGGGTCGTTAGATCAATTGTGTGGGATTTACGCACGTACCAAATTGACCCAAATGACTTTGGCGTTAGGAGAATTTCACCGGGATTCAAGGTTGGGGAGGCGATGAAACTGTCGAGAGATCTAGCTGAAAGTAAAGCTAGCAAAGCATCCCGGATGCTATTCACGGTGTCGCTCAAGACGGCGTTGTAACCGTATCCGTAGCCGTTGATCCCTATCTTGTATAAAGCTCCCTCGGTGGCTGTAGGGATCGTCAAGAGTATTGAAGCAGGGGGGAAGAAAGCTACCCCACGGACCCTAGACTGGTTCCCCAAAGAAGGGCCGCTAAGCAACCTTAAAGCAACTATATCATTCTTCAACTGGTTTCCAGTTGGCTGCCCATAAGTCCAAAGGACGGAAACATCAGGGAGTTCTTGCTGGAGGATCCCGTAGAAAGAATCCTGGAGCCGATCAAGGCGGATCATGATGGGGCGTCCTCCAGGGATGCGATGGAAATATACACCCCTCCTTGAAGATAATAATCCATAACACGAACCACCTTGTACCTTCTCCCCGTGTAGAGAATGATATCAGCGTCCCGATTGTCCCCATCCGCTACATAGATTCTTTCGCGGGTATAAACTTGAATAGTCTCTCGGATATAGTTTGCATCAAACTCTTGGGTCAAATCCCTCCCTGAAAGGTTGTGAACTACGCACACCCGGATCGGGATTAGCTGTTCGACTCCCGGTGAAAAAGACCCCCATTCATCTTGAATGGGAAGACCACGTCGAGCGACTACGACCCCTCCAGGGGTCCGTAGTCGAGGGATAAGGCCAGCGACCTTTTTTAGCGTAGGCATTCGACCCCCCAGACGCCATGGCGTCTACGTACGTAGATCTTGATAGTAGCTTCCACGGGTTCCGAAGTGAAACCGAAAGTTACTTGAAAACCCTCATTCCCTTCATCGAAGATCATTCGAGGGATATATAGATCGTCTAGCCTTCCTTCTGATTTTCCTTGGTCCCAAAGGGCAAAGATTGCGTGAATCGCATCGAGGCGGAAAGACCGGGTCTTGTCGGGTGTGAGGCGCGCAGACGCCTCCACGACCCGGTGGGAAAGCCAGGTAAGATCATCGACGAATCGATCGGTGCTTGTGTTGGCTTGGTACATCCGTCTTTGTTATTGCGTCTTCTTGCTTGGAAGACCTTTGGTCCACCTAGTTGTCTCTTAACAGAATTGCAAGAAATTAGGTGGACCAAAGGGTGTTACATCGGAACTTCCCATCGTCTCGACCCTCCAGCGGTGGACCAACTAATCCTAACCCTATTAAGGCCAAAGAGAGTATCTAGACCCGAAGCGCACCGAAAGCGGTCCGTAGGATCATCCGTAGCATTCGTGTCTTCGTTTAAGAATTGACTCACTCCCGAGGAAGAAATCCATAGATTAAGCTCTTGGGCGGGATCGAGGGTCGGCGCTCCCGACACATGAATCCCAGAGAGATCCCAAGCGAGCGGGCAAAAGATATGCGCTC